ACAACAAATCCGTTGTTTGATTCTGACCAGGAAGTTGCTGCGTCAAATACATCTGCAACACCTGAGGCTAATGCGTTAACTCCAGGTAAGAAGAATACAAGTGGGCGATCAAGTGATGTGAAGTCTTCAAAGACTGCAGATCCTGTTCCCTTGTAATCTGTGTAGTCATCTGCGACTGGAGTAGTTCCATTTGATCCACCTGTCAAAGGATAGGTAGTTGATACTGGAACACCTGAAGCGCTGCTTGAGATCGTGATGTTTGGTGATACTAGGTTGATAACTGTCTCTGCAAAATCGCTAGATGTTGAGTCGTCAAAGACCACATTCTCATAGCGCTCTAGCAAGATGTCGTCAGTAATATCGTTTGCTACACCAGATTCCTTGTAGAGAGTCAGTGTATATGTTGAAGCGACTGAACCAGCAGTGACAACAACACGTAGGTTGTTTCCATCTGCTCCAGCGTTCTTTGATGTAACAGTAGCAACAACAAGACTTCCTGATGTAAGAAGGTTTACGTTTGCTGCATCTGCATCATCTGCAAGAAGGCGCTTGACGTATAGTTCACGTCCACCATTTGCAAAGAATGAACCAACCTGGAATGTTGCTGGGTATGAGGCGTTGTAGCCTCCAAAGTTCTTAGTAAATTCATACCAAGATGAAACAAGCGTTACGGCTTCTGGGCCTTGTGCAAGAGGTGCAACAACAGCGCCAGCAGCATTAGCGGTGACACCACCTGGTAGTGGTGCTGGTAGTAGGCGTTCACTGATGTAAACACCTGGGCGGCTATATGCCATTTTTTCTCCTAACTAGTTGGGTAAGGGTTCCTTATGGTGCCGTTATTGTGATCGGATCTACAGCGGTAAACTCGCCACGACCAATGACTTGGCTGCCAGTTGTACCTGTAACGTTGAGTTCTTGGACCTTGTATAACTTGTTGAATGTGGTAGGAGCGATCTCACTGGAGATACGCACCGTGATTGCGTTTACAAATAAACGCTTTCCTTGCTCTGTAATATCTCGTTTAGAGATATCAAGAACATCCAGACGACGTGTAGTTCCGAATTGGGTATCTGGACCCACATTCAAAACCGCAAATCGCAATGGAATCTTTGTGTACAGCAACTGCGCCAAGATCTGGCGGTCATGACGTGGCTGACGTGCATAGGTAGTAATTTGGTAATCAATGTTTACTGGGATTGGATAATCCATATCTTTATCGTGCAGGTCTGTGTCCCAGTTAACGCCTGTTGCCATCGTGTCTGGGTCTGCATAATAGGCAGCATTTACTCTGCCGCGATGTGCACGATCAAACGCCTCTGCGATATCGATCATGTCAATTGTGATGTAAGGGTATGACTGGTTACGAATTTCCTGATCAGGCTGACCAAACCAAACGCCTACCTTGCGTTGTGGGCCATCTTCAGTGACGGACTTCTGATCAGTAACGACCATGTCTTTTAGCAAGTTACGGAGTGCTTCATCTTCATCAAGTAAGAAACTCATAGGTGAGCCTCCAGATGCTTGAAGAGACGGTTAACTAAGAAGTTTTCTGCTTCAGCAGTTCTGTTTGCTGTATGACGAATTGCCCCACTCGGTTGTCTGCTAGGGGTTCCGTACTCGTGGTCAAGTGCCTCTGCATGATGCTCTTCATGCACGTTAGCAGTAAACCCATCCTTGTTATAGGCCACACTCATACCGCTCACGACGTGTGATGGCCATCCAGTTGCTTTGGCTTCTGCACGCAGGTGCGCTCCTACAAGTCGAGAGGTCTCGTGACTTGCTTTGTGAATGGAGTTAAGGACGTGGTCTTTCTTCACTTCTTTTTCCTGGCTTTCGCAGCGGTTTTGCCAGCAACTCTTCCACCGACGTAGCCTGCGATAAGACCAGTAATAATTGGTTGTTTGTCTTTAGGACGACCGCCGAACATGCCTCGCATAAAGTTCTCGACTTCGTCTTTGCCGTTCAATTCAGCGGCACGCTCATACCAAGGCTTATAGCCCATAATTAAACCCCTTATCGCAAGTAGTGGGTACTACACAGGCACCGCAGTGGTGGTCTGATATTGCAATGATAAAGAGTTTATGAAGGTTCTGAGGGGTTAACTTCAAGAATCTTTGTTTCCCAGTCTCTATTTGTATAAGTCTTTAGTCTGTGGCAATTAGCACAGAGTGTTTGAAAGTTAACTGGATCATTATTGTTCTTGTTACCATCTATGTGGTCAACATCAAGTTGACAAGGATGTTCTGGAATAAAGTTACAGCGTTCACATTTATCCCCCCTATGTTGTATCCAAGGTCTTTCACGCAGGTACTTTTCTTGGACTCTAGCCTTTTTACATCTCCACATTTTTTTCCCTTGAGGACTGTACCCCATTGCTCCCAAAAGAACAGGACCGCACTCAGAGCAAACCGCTGTTCTTTGCTCTGTATTTACCTCTGATAATCTATGAATCCACGCACCCATAAACTAAGGGTACAAAAAAGGGCCCAACTATGGGCCCTAATTTGTTACTTCTTTTTGGCTTTGGCTTCTCTCTTGTCCTCAGCCTTTTCGCCCTTCTTGCCTTCCTTGGCTTCGTGGGCTTTCTCCTTGGCCTTGATCTTCTTTACATTGGCCACGTCCATCTTGCGGTCGTCTTCCTGAGACTTAGGCTTGCGGTGCTTCTTGTCCATCTTCTCAAACATTGCCTTCTGCTCTTTGTCAAGACCCTTGGTAGTCTTAGCATCCTGCTTAGCATCATTGGTCTTGTTGTACTTCATTACATGCCCTTCTTCTTGTTCATGGTCATCTTTGGTGCCTTGCCCTTTTTAAGGGCTTTGAAATCTGCGCCAGTGATCTTGTTTGTAGGGGCGGCTGCTCCAGCAATCTTCTTCTGCTTAGGGGTCAATGACTTAGCCATTACTTACCCTTCTTACAGACTTTGCAAGAGCACTTGCAATTCTTCATTGTGCAGGAGAGAGCCATTACTTCTTCTCCTTCTTCTTGTCGTCCTTCTTCTTTGCATACTTCTTATTGGCAGCGGCTAGGGTCTTCTCACCGTGCTTATCTTTTGGCTTCATACATCCACATGTAGCGCACATTATTTGCTCACTTTCTTCTTAGGCTTGGATTTTGGAACGCCCTTTGCAGGAACGCAGTTAGGAACCTTCTTGCCATTCTTCATTTTCATGCCTACTTGAGTGTAGCCATCCCAGCAAGGATCTGTCTTCTTTGTTGCCATTAGCAATCCCACTTTCGTAGTGCCAAGGCTTTACGGGTTGGTTTACCGTTCTTCTCCATAGGACCTTCCATACCACCCATACGTGCACAGAAAGACTTACGTCGTGCTGCAGACTTAGGTGACTTCTTTGCTTGCTTAGCAGATACTGGAGGTTTTAAATCTGATCCAGGGTTAGCCTTCTCGTAAGACTTGCGGCCCTTCTCATTTAATCCACCCTTTTTATTCTTGCCCTCTGAACGTTGCCATGCCTCTGACTTAGCCATTCTTCTTATGCCAATCTTTAGTCGCCTTAACTCCTTGGGCAATTGTCTTTGCCCCAGCCTTCTTTGTCAGGTTAATCTTGTCGTAGGCACCGCCACGCTTTGCGTGGTCAACGATGACATCACCCTGCTTGTTCTTCTTAATTGTGTGAACTTCACGGGCTGGCTTACCAGGTACCTTGATGCCAATCTTTACTGGCTTCTCTACCTTCTTCTCAGGCATTACTTCTTCTTCTTCTTCATGCCTGCTTCGCTCATTGCAATAGCAATAGCCTGTTTCTTACCTTTTACTACTGGGCCCTTCTTAGATCCGCTATGAAGTTTACCTTCTGAGTATTCCTTCATTACTTTCTCTACTTTGCCCTTGCTTACTTTCTTTGCTGGCATTATGAATCCTCCCAATCATCGAGGTCTTCCTCGTCTAAGGCGTGCTTGTCGTAGTCGAGGTCATCTAATTCTACAGCCTCGTCCTCAAAGAGCGAAGGGTCTAACTCTGTCTCAAACTCATCCATGGCAATCCTTTCTGAAATTAAGACTCAGCGTAATAAGGAATTACGTATTGCACACTGTTAATAAGGACCTTTAGATATCCAGATGGAGTTGCTGGTAGAGCATTTGCTGCTCCTGCGCTTCCTACAGTGGTCTGTGTATCACCTGTTGCGAAGGCTGTTGATCCACTTGTTCCTTGTGAACCAAGAGTTCCTTGAATACCTACGGTGCCTTGAACTCCTTGAGTTCCTGTACCAGTTGCACCCTGTAAACCAGATGCGCCTTGTGAACCTTCTGCACCCTGCGTTCCTAATGTTCCCTGCGCTCCTTGAAGTCCTTGTGCGCCAAGAGTTCCTTGAGAACCTTGAGTACCAAGTGTTCCCTGTGTACCGTTAGCGCCCTGCGCTCCTGTAGTTCCTTGAGTTCCTTGAATAGCAGCACCTTGTGCGCCCTGTGTTCCTAGCGCACCCTGTGCTCCAGTCGTGCCTTGTACACCTTGAATGGATGCGCCCTGTGTACCTTGCGTACCTTGTGTGCCTTGCGCCTGTGCGTATCCTGCACCAGCAGTTCCTTGTGTGCCTTGCACACCACGATTTCCTTGTACGCCCTGCGTACCTTGCGCTCCTAGATCTCCGTCAACGCCCTTTGCACCTTGTGCACCAGTTGCACCCTGCACGCCAAGACGTCCCTGTGCACCCTGTGCACCAGTAGTGCCACGAGATCCCTGTACACCTTGAGTTCCTTGAGCACCATCATTTGCAGCGGTACCTTGTGAACCCGCCGTTCCTTGTGCACCACTTGAACCTGATGCTCCTTGAACACCTTGTGATCCACGAGTTCCTTGTGTGCCTTGCGTTCCGTTATCTCCATCAATACCTTGTGCACCAGCACGACCCTGCACACCTTGCGTGCCGTTAGTTCCGTTAGAGCCACCAGTACCTTGTGCACCAGTTGCACCACGAGAGCCTTGAACACCTATTGTGCCTTGTGAGCCTCGTGCACCTTGAATACCTTGGAGACCATTATCGGTCTCAATGCTCTGCACACGGGTGTTGAGATCTTGCAGAGATGCGTTGAGAGTTGTATCCCAGTTTGCTTGGCCCCTAGTAGGTAGAGTGAATGTCATGAGAGATTACCTTTCTTACGAGCCATACTCACCAGTGCCGTAACCATCAAAACCATAGTTGTTATTGGTATTGACAGTTGCAGCGATCTGGTAAGGGGTTGATTGAAATTGCGGATCATTAACGAGTTCTTCAGCATTGACTTGATTGCAATCGATAGTGACAACTGAGTAGCGTTCCTTGTAGAGACCACGAGGAAGGACACGGGTAGGAACGAATACGGCGTCGTGGAATACGACGCGGTCTTTAATATGTAACGCTGGATTTGTGATCATTGCTGGAAGAAGTCTATTGATATCTGCCACAGCAACTACTAGGCGCAATGTGTCTGTGGTGTAGTAACCACGCTCATTCATGATGTTAGTACCACGAAGTTGTTGCGCCATAATTACAGGTAACTTAAATGGCTCGTTCCAACGACGGCCCTTGCCATCCTCCTGGTTAGAGACGTCATAGATAGGGTCTACGAAGGTGTCGTAGTCTGCGGCTAGGGCTGCATCGTCCCAGAGCCACCAGTTGACCTCAGTACCTACGGGGTCGCGGAGTTCGTCAACGATGCCTTCATCCATTGACATAGTCTCGTAGTCGATCTTGAAGCGACCCTGTACCTTGTTACCACGCATGGTTAGGATTATCCCCTATCAATACTGGAAAAAAAGGATTTACTTGGGCGGCTATTTATACTCTTTTTTTGTCCT